CTGATTTTTCCTTAAATTTCTTTGTTCCTTCTAAAAAATGCTCCTCCCTGTCATCTATCATTTTTAAGATATTAGACGGCAACGTTTTTAATACTTCCTTTTGATCCCCTTTATATCCGCCCAGTCTTGGCACATATTCAGGTTCATTATTTTCGGCCTCGACAGTCTCTTTTGATTCCGTTTCTGGATTATCAATTTCAACCGCGTCGAGTGCTGTACTGACTAAATCAGCCGTTGATAGTTCGGGTTCAATCTCTGTATTTTCTACAACTTCGCTCATAGTCTTGCGGCCTCAATTCTGTGTGATAACTCTGTTTTCAATTCGTGCATTTCTTTTTTATCCAACGCAAAATCAACCTTTTTCGATTCGATATTTTCGTTGCCCACTTCAATGCAGTTATGCTCCCTCAATAACTGCTTGTGTCGCCGCCCGCTTGTGACCATTTCACCTGTCAACATCGACTTATAAAGTACTTTTGTATCTGCATTAAAATTAACGGGCGCAATTTTGACGTTTGTCATTTGCCCACAACACATAGGTCTACGGTCAAAATCTGCGATTCTAATAATCAACTCCTCGACCTTGCCGCACACATCACACCGCACATCATATCTAGGCATTTAAACTCTCCACCTCTTTATTTTCCGCTGCCATTGCCGCCGCGTCCATTTGCACTTTAGCGCCGATTTCAGCAATGATTATTTTCGTTGATTCCTGTAACTCTGTTTTCCACCGTTCAAAATCTTGTCTCGACTGCTCTAGCATCATTTCATTTTGTGCCTGCAGCCGCTTCATTTCTAGTTCGCGGGTTTCAATATCGCGCTCGCGCTGGTTTTCTAGCTGCATTTGAGCATGTTTTAGCTCTAATTCTGCTTGCGCCTTGGCTTGCTCTAATGCCGCTCTGCCCTGCTCAATTTGCTGCTCATGTTGCTGTTTTATCGCTTGCGCTTGTTGATCCGCTTGCAGCTTCATTTGTGCAATTTGCTGATCGGACTGGATTTTTAATTGCTCTGGGCTTGGCTGTTGGGGTTGTTGGGATTTCGCTTGCGCTGCCTGTTGCATATCGTCAATCGCTTTCTCAAAAGCCGCCTCAATGACCGCGCCCGTTTTAAATGACCTCACTGCAAATAAAAGCATCTGAGCCATTAATGGGGCTAAAGCGGGCGTTGAAACCGCAACTGGAACAACCTTTTCCATGAAACTGGAAACTGAATCAAGAAAAGCCATTCTGTCAGCTTTATCCTGATTTTCGTCCATTTGGACTAAAGTGTTATCCTCGATATCAATGCTGAAATTACGTGCGCCTTCATTTTTTAGTATTTGTATCGCTTCTTGAGCGTGTACAGCGTCCGGTGTGTACATAATACCGGACATTTCAACAAGTGTTTCAGGCTGATATTTTGAGCAAATAATGTGGGCTTTCATCCGCAATATATCACGCGCGAAACGTGCGATATCTTGCTTGATGTCACCTAGCCTAATACTTGCGTACTGCCCTTTCATTGTTTGGGCGGTTGCTGTCTCTTGTGCATCCGTAGCGCCACGTAAAATATCGCTTATTCCGGTTATCTGATAAATAATCTGTATCAAAGCATCACGTGATTTATACAGCTCCGCAAGCGCTTGAATGACATCACTCAACGGCACCCAGTGAATCATTTTGTCTAAGCCGCCGGACTCCATAAATTGCGGCCAGTTTTCAATGGGGACAAGCGTTCCATCCTCTTGGCCCTCTTTAAATAGCCTTTGGATGCTCTTTTCTTCAGCCGGATATAAACCGATTACTTTTAGCCCTGCTGTCAGTTTACGTATTCTAAAGCTGATCTCGTCTAACTCATTAGCCTGATCCTGATACATTGCAAAATCAGCAACGGGAATCATTGAGCCTGTCGTCATCGTTGCCAGCAAGGGCTTAGGACACGGAAAAAAGTCCTCAAATTCTAACGGGTCGTCGCGCTCGTCTAAGATCTCGTCAATGTCTTTGGCTATCCAGATTACTTTTTTTTCTGGTTTATTCCATATTTCCCAAACAATGCTATTTTTACCACTATCTTTATCGGTCGAGTCTTTATCCCCCGCGACTTGGCTAGATTGCGGGATTGTTTTAAACACCTCACCAAACCGCTCCACACCCTCAGCTTTTGTCATGTAAACACGACGTGCTACCCACGTGACTTCTTCCCACGTCCGCGCTTTCGGGGTGTGCGCAAAATCTTGCCAATACACATAATCCACGGGTGTTAGCTCCGACGTTATACGCTCTAGCGGTTCCTCACCTGCTATTTCGTTGGTGTCTGGATTTCCCTCGATGCCGTTATCTTCATCCCAATTTGACACCTCCGGCTCTATCGCTTCTGTTTTTGGCTCATAGCGTAGCCATACCACACCGCGACCAGGCAACAGACGATCATCCACCGCGTTTGACATTGCACTGTGATAATCGGTATGCTGCGTTATCTCATATGATAGACACCGCTCAATAATAGATGCTGCACATCGAGCGGCTGGATTTCCGTCTTTAAACCGCCTAGAAACTTCTGGCTGTGGAACCTGTGCGTAAATAGCGGGCTTTAATATTTTGATATTCGACCATAAAATATTAAAACGTGTGTTTTTATTGTCGATATCTTTACGATCATCACGAAACCGCTTAACGATTTTATTACCACGCTCAATAAAATCCGCTTTAAATTCATCGTCATACAGCTTAATTTGATCTTTCCAGACCTGTGCGCTACTCATATGCGTTTATCCTTTTTGGGCGTATCAGCCCATAATTCTGCTAGGGTTTGAGAGTCCCAGAATATGGGCTTAATAATTTTTGTTTCGACTGGTTTTTGTAGATTAATAATTACACAGCCATAGCTAAATCCGTCCCCGTCATGAGACGCCCAATCGTGCAAAGGGTCGCTGCTAAATGTTTTTGTTGCTTCGTTGTACTCATACGCCCACGCTCTAAGACCTTTTAAACCCTGCTCGCAATTTGTTTCGTTAAATTCGCAACGCATAATTATTTTACGCGCTGCGTTAACTCTATCCGCTTTAGAGCACATGGGGGTTATACCGATTTTGGTATTGCCAAAACGTTTCATAAACACTTCAACTGCGCTGTACTTAGCAGAAAATGTTTTGTTTCTAGCGTCGTGTGGAAGCCATATTTTCCCAAGTGCGGGCTGCCCATTGCTTAATTTATATTGTGATAATTTTACTTGCAGATTATCGCACCACTCATCCGCATCAATACCCCATCCACCGTCATAGTCTATGATTGAGTGACCACCTATGCGAGGTTGCCAGAAATACCAAGTCGCTGTATCTCTGCGTCCAATGTCGGCGCTTATAAATATCTCACCGCCATCAGGATCAAATTTTACGTTGTCATTAACGCGACCAAGCCGCTCTATTTTTGTAATGCTTGACGCAAGTATTGCCCCAAGATTTGCAGCGTCAAATGAGCACATATATTCCTGCTCGAATCTTGCCGTCCCATAATCTAATCCAAAATCATCAATGTATGCGTCAAGCTCTATCTGTAACTGCTCTTTTGTAAAAACGCTTGTTTGAGTAGCGTCTAATATCTGTGCAAATGATCCCTTGGTTTTTTCAGCCGCCTTAAGCGTGGTGTGTGCGTGATTTCGTCCACGGGGGGTTGTAATGAAAACTTGCCAGCCTTCATTTTCTGCCAGTATCGGGCGTAAATATGACCGCGCGTTTGGATTAGCAAGCGCCCACTCTGAGTACACAATACCCACCGGATTTGACCCGACCAGCGAGTTGTAATTGTCAGACCCGACGACCTGCCAAGTGCTGCCATTTTTAAAAACAATTTGCATTTCCTGTTCGCGCGTCGTAGCACGTAATTCGACCGGAAAAGCCTTGTCTATCCTTCTCTGCCCCGTATGCGCGTCAACAGCACCCCATATCGCCTTCCTTGCTTGACTGGCTTCCGGTAGCATGTGCCAATAATTTCCGACCCGCTCGTGAGCTTTACATGCTGCATGATGTAGCGCAACCTCGTCCTTCCCTGCTCGCCTGTGTACAATCCACTCAGCGTGCTTTCCGCCATGCTCTAAATATTGCCATATTGGGATCTGGTAATCACGGGGTTTCCAGTTGGACGCGGGGAGTATCATTCTGGTTTATCTGTAAACCGAATGATTTGAACGGGGGGGATATTCCCGCTAATTTCCTGCTTTGCTGGCGCTTTAAAACCCTCCATATCATTGATTTCTTTGATCGCCGCTATGATGTCACCGTTTTTTTCGGGGTTTTCAATGACTTTTATGAGTGTACGTAGACTATCTTCTCTGGTCCATAAATGTTTTTCTGCTAACTCATTCTTTAATAAATCAATTCTCGCCGCTACATCGGGGTCACAAAGAATTTTATATGCTGAGTTGGTGACCGTTTGAGGTTTCATTTTTTCGCAGTTATAAGCCGACCTATACGCATCACTCGCGTTTTTACCGCTTAG